AAACAAATATCATGCCAACTCAAAACACAGGAATGAAAGCTTACGCTACATTAGAGCAATACTCTGTCACTACAGGTTTAGCCACAGGTATCACAAAACCTAACGATCCAGGAGATCCTGACTACGTACCACCAGTCGAAGATCTAACCACGTGCCCACTACCAGCGGCAGAATAACAAATCAAATAATTGGTAGGTTTAGAAATACAGAAAACATTGTAAAAGTAGGATTTTTATAAAAAATAAAAAAATGTCAAATTTTAAATTTTCACCAGACCTCTTTCTTGAAGTCGCAGAACTAGAACGATTCAAAAGATTTCTTGATACAGACGGGTTTAGAGCTAATCTAATTCAAACCACTATATCGTATGGGTTGATACGAAAAGAAGACGACCTATCTTTTACCAACGGAAGAGTACAGAGAGGCGTTGATGCATCGACAGGAGATAAAACTATTACTGTCTCAGGACTTCAAGCCATTGATAAGAATGGCCTATTGTTATTCTCACAACAAGCTCCAAACATTCTCGTGCCAAATGACGGTGGATGGCATTGGGTTAGAGCTAAACACGCATATAGCTCAGTGGAAGAAGGCAAGATCACATTGGCTGTCAACGGCGACTTAACAGGAGTTGGAACTAAGTTTACTGAAGTGCTAAGAGGTATGCCTAACTTTCCTTCTCGCATTCGATTCCAAAACTCTCAATTCAATACATTGGAATATGATGTATTAGAAGTAATAAGCGACACGCAAGCTGTGATAATGCACCCAGCAGCACAAGGTACAGGAGTTGCTACATTTGAGATCGAGTCAGATCTTCTATACTCAGTAGTAGGAACATTCACACCAGGAGTTGCAGTGCCATTGGGCGACAAATACCCTTTTCAGTATGATTCAACTATTTTTGAAGTAGTAAAAGAAACTGTAGCGAATCAAAGACCACTGTTCATTGAAGATAAAGAATTCTACTTAGCTCGAGTGAAAATACAGGGAAGTGAAGTAATTATACAAGACAAAAGAACAGAGTTTTGGCAACCGCAAGGTAAAGCGTCTATAAATGAGGTAGATACAGCAGCTAATCCGCTAATTGGAGTAGAATATATTAAATGGCAGAATCAACTATCTCCTGCAAACGAAAGCGAAGTGCACGTAGCGTGGGGAATGAGAACTCAAAACTGGGCAGTAGATTCTACTAGAAACATCGTAACGTTTTTTGGATCAGCGATGGGTGGTAGATTTAAGACTGTTGACGACTTCACTGATGGAGATTTTGACGGTTGGCGTCTTTACGTTGCAGGAGGTAAATATAGCAGAGTTCTATCTTCTATTAAGCAAGGTCAAGCGATCAACCTAACTCTTGACACTTTAGATATAGACCAATACTCTTCCGACGGAGGTGTGACATTTAACAATCAAGGCGCGAATGCTGATTGGTTACTCGCTACACCAAATGTTGAAGAGATTGAAATCCAATTTACTCCTCAAGGCAACAGCAACGCTAAGAGAGTATATGTATTCCCAATCAACACATTAATTGCGAGATGTGACGTCGAATGCTTTGCCGATCCAACGTGCTTATTCAACGTCACATATAGATATAAGACGCTGAATACCTACACTAAACCAGCAATCTTGCCGTCAGACACAGTGGGATACTTAAAAGAATCCTCATTTGATGCGTTAGGAGTACTAAGACCGGCACCTGACAGAACAGCTCATCCATACGTGTCGCTAGAAGGGCTAGGATACATTGAACTTACTATCAGTCCAAATGCATACTCTACCACAATAGGTAAGATATACAAGGGAGATAAAATAGGAGTAACAACGATTGTTGATTTCAACTTAACACCGCTATATGAGTTGAAAGTTGGAAGAGAAGATAACTACCAATTTGTAACAGGATCTATGACTTTAACTGACGATGTATTTATCAGTTTAAGTGACGAAGGAGCTGTCGAAGCAAATGAATTTAGAATCCACCTTGACTGCACAGATTTGAATTTAGCAGGCAAAAGGATAAACATCGTTAGAAACTACAATTCAGGATCTCCTAGTACAATTAAGGAAATCTCAGAAGGGGATATCTTTGCGATGAAAAACCAAGATGGAGGTATAGCATTCACGTGTGTATTCTCAGATACAGGACAGTGGAATATCGCTTATCAAAACTACTCACTTGGAGTTCCAAACGAGATCAAGGCAATCGACGGCGTAATAACTGATCTGTTTGATAATGACGGCGCAGGAAAAATCAAAGGACTATTTGGTCATGGATTGTGTGATGGAAGACTTGGTCCAAATTTAGTAGACAAATTTATTCTTGGAGCAGGAACTAATGGAGCGACAGTTATTGCAGTAGGAGACGACGATGGACAAAACACTGCAACGTTAGTAATGGAAAACATACCACCACATACTCACGTTACAAAATTTAATGCTACCGATGCAAATAGCAACGGAGACACTCCAACTTGGGCTCAAATAACTCCCAACGGAAACAACAGTGTCGAATCAGAAAGCGAAGGAGGCGAAATCGACGGTTCAACTAGACCTATCGACATCAAAAACCCTTATTACGCATTAATTTACGCTAAAAAACTTTTCTAATGTTATACTATACAGTTTCAACTAAACCGGAAGACGTACAGACAGCTCCGTCATCAAGCTTGGGAGGATACAAATCATCATCTCAAATTCCCAACGGAGAGATGCATAATATCTTCCCAAAAATCACACAGCAGACCGTGATAGATAATCGCAAGATTATACGAATGATTGTGATTAGCAATCCTACTCCCAGTGAGATGACAAACATCAATATATGGAGCGATGTAAGTCAATACTCAATAATCAAAATGGATGCGATAGCTCCAGCAATCAACGCGTCAGGAGATCCTGTATTTGAAAAAGTTGCTAATGAAAATCAAATACCATATCAAGCCACTCTACAAGAAAGACTACTTGCCAATCCACTAATCATTGACACCTTAGGTGTTGGAGAGTGCGTTGGAGTATGGTTGAGAAAAGAGTTGGATTTGACTAAATTCAATGTATTAGAAAAGGGAGGCTCAGCTACGTGCGAAGAACTACAATCGCTAATCGCTGAACAAAATCTCATTACAGAAGATCAAGTAAACATACACATACAGTGGGATTAATTGATCAAAAAACAGTATTCAAAGCGTATTTGTATTTTCACAAACATAAATATGGACAGTCTCACTGTATAGGATATACTCCAAAAACCCAGAACCTATGCGACACCTTCATTAAACTTCTACACCAACGCTACGAGAGTCTTGATCGCATTGGTGTTGATTTTTTATGGATATATTTAGTTTTCCAATTCAAGTACTGGGGAGGAGTTGACATTAAAGCGTGGAATGGTGAAATCAACCCTGCGTTAGTTATTGGCAAAAAGGCTTTCAATAGATTTCAAGAAAGAGATCAGTCGTTTGATTGGCAGATTCTTGAAGATGAGAGAGAATATAGTCGTAAGCAATATAACGAAGCTGTACAAGTAAAAACACAACAGACAGAGATTGGCTACGATCCTGATAATATCTATCGCAGACAGTATTTAAACCACGAATTAGGGCTAAGTAATTGCATTACATATACGTCATTATTCAATCCACGAAGCGCATGCTGCAAACAATGTCAATATCAACAACAATGCAGCGAAGTACAACAACAATTATATCCACAAGTTTATAACGATCGAAAAATAGAGAATGGAAGTAAAGCAACAACAAGACAGCAACAAATTATCCCCAACCTTTGTCGTAGAGCTGTGTAAAGCGTGCTTAGCCGACACTAAAGTGGTAGATGTTTGTATGCAACACCTCAAATATCACTACCTCGAAAACGATAGTCAAAAGCAGGTTTTTAAGTATATATTAGATTTATACGAAACAACAGAATCTCTTCCAACCTTAGGAGTGATTGCTCAAAACTTTAGTGCAAATAAAGACGTTCTCTCGTTTCTAAGTGAAGTCAAGAATATTAAAGTCAACAAAGAAGACGGAGAATTACTACTAAACCAGCTTGAGGTTTTCATCAAGCACTCACGATTTATTGAAATTTTCAACACCACACACGATCTATATCAAGAAGGCAAAAGAGAGGACGCTATCAAGTTTATGTCAGAAGAGTCCCTACTAGTTGAGGTGTTTTCTATCAAACAAAAATACTACACGACTGTATTTAAAGATTACGGAGAGCGTGAGCAAAAGAGAATGGTTCAAGCTAAAGCTCAGAAAGATTCAAGAGGGAAGATCCCTACAGGAATCAGAGAGTTGGACGAAATAATATATGGAGGTTGGCGTAGAAAAACCTCAGCATTAATTTTAGGGCAGTCAGGGCAAGGAAAGTCAACAGCATTGCGATGGTTTGGAATAGCTGCAGCGAGAACAGGACATATTGTAGTGCACTTTCAAATAGAAGGATCTGAAAGTGAGTGTTTAGAAGGATATGATGCAGCTTGGACTGCAACAAAGTTAACAGACTTTGATAGTCAAGAATATGGTGATATCGACGAAAAAACTAGAAGATTGGTAGAGAAGGCTCGAAGAGATATTACTACGCAATTTAAGGGAGAAATCATAGTGTACGCTACAGAATCATTCGACGCTATGACTATAGAGAAATCAAGAGAGGTTTTAAGTGATGTTATTGACATTTACGGAAGAGTAGATCTTATCATTTACGACTACCTTGAAGTACTTGAAACAGCGAAACAGTATAAAGATGAAAGAAAGCGTCGAGAGAAGATAGCGAACAATATCACCAACATTGCCATCGAGTTCGACGCAGCTTCTGTTACAGCAACTCAAGCCAACGACATCAATCCTAAAGACTTAATCAACCCCGACTTTACAATGTCTCGCCATCATATTAGCGAGTTCAAGGGGTGCTTAAAGCCATTCTCATACTTCTTAACACTGAACGCGACTCCCGAAGAGTCTCGAGACAATATTATGAGAATACATTGCGATAAATTTAGACGATATCCGTCAGGACAAACCATTATGATAGCTCAGAAAAAAGACATCGGTAGATTCTATGAAAGCGAAAGAACGCTAAACTCCTTTTATAAAGACAGACACAAATGAAATTAACATTAGACAGATTGTTAGAGCTATTGCCACAAGCGAGGTTGGATCATAGAGGAAAGAATCTTACTGGAACGTGCCCTGTTTGTGGAGAGGCAGAATTTGGGATATCGCTCGAAGATGGACATCGATTTGGATGCTATCGCCTTAATAAATGTGGTTTTAGAGGGAACATCTTCACATTACTTAAATTTCTTGGCAAGTTAGATGAAGTTTTGCAAGAGAAAATCAAAAACCTTCCCGAAAGGATATCGACAGCTCTTCCAGCAATTACTCAACAAGATCTGCATATTGACGACTGTCCACCTCCCATAGGATGGAGAGCAGTATCAAGCCTACCGTATCTTGATGAGAGAGGGTTTTGTGAACAAGACTACACCCACTATCCTGTAGGGATAACGAAGTTAGATCCTCGATTGAAAAATCATTATGTCGTTTTCTTAGCTTTGCAAGATAGCGCTGTAAAAGGATGGGTAGCTAGAAGAACTCAGACTAAAAGCGAGATCGAGCAAATCAATCGAATAAGATTGCAGAATAAGCAGCCTCCAATAGCGAGATATCTAAACAGCTTTTCTGACTTCGGCAAGATGTGTTATGGAATCGATGAGTTGAGTGAACGCACTAACACTTTGATTATTGTCGAGGGTATTTTTGATAAGATAAATGTGGATAGATTGATGAACTTACACTGCAATTTTGAAACAAAATGCATAGCTACATACAAAGCGACAATCTCTCACGAACAGATATATACAATCGCCAATAAGGCTCCAAATATCGTGCAGGTCGTTCTTCTCTATGATAGTGACGTTATTCGGTTGATCAAAGAAAGCATCGCAACGCTTCAAAAACACTACTCTGTTCTTGTTGGATATCACGCAACGAAAGATCCAGGAGATATGAGTGAAGATGATTTGACAAAGGTCCTACAGACCCTCGAACATCCGATAGAGTTTAAAAGTTTTAAGTTAGAAGCGAGCAAATTATAATTTTTTAAAATGAATTTTACAAGATGGAATTAACAGAAAGAAAATTGTCAACCTACCAATACTTTGAAATACTACAAGTTGAATGGCTTGTGGTAGATTTGAGATGTAGGGTATTTACTAACGAAAAAGATCAAGCCTATTGGAGACGCGTTAGAGAGGGGAAGAGAGTGAAAATTGAAAGCATTGCTGATAAAAACAGACTTCCCACTATTTTTAGTGACGACGATCTTAAAAGAGATTTAGAAAAGCGCATTTACAACGATTACTCCTATCCAAACTTTCACTACAAAGACGAGAGCTATAAACAAGCTCAAGGATATTGGGATCTTCTGAACTATTATAGCAAAGAAGCAGAGGTGAGATATGAAGTTTGCGACGAAGTTAAGGTAGGTGTGGTGTTGGATTACACTCCATTTTCTAAAGAAATTCGTGTTCAAAATCTTAAAACAAAGGAGATCGAACTCGTGTCGGTATCTAAAACTGTAAGAATCTTATAACAAATGGATTATCAAATTGAAGGATTGAAAAATTGGCTTGCTCTCAACAATATAAAGCATAAATATATTGAAGAGCGCGTATTCAAATGTGGAGGCAAAACTTACGTCTTACTGCTTCACAAACAGCAGAATAAAATTCTCAACCAAAACATGACACTGCTTCTTAGCGAAGAGGACCTCTCTTTATTAGAGAGATACTTGATCGACAGGTTTGTCATCTTGTTTGGAGATAAATTCTACTACATAGATGACAAAGATCTTTTTGAAAAATCAATATTCGACGAGGTGGGAGATATAGTAGGAACAGACCTATACATACAAGATATGCACCCCTTACTATATGTAGGAGAGTCGACCGTTGAGCAAAAGTTACCTCACTTAGGGGTGCACGGAGGTTATGATATCTGCAATGGATCAAGATCTTATGCAGATTGGTGTACTAAAGCTAAGTGGATAGGCATCACTACATTGGGGATTTGCGAAGAAAATACGTTAGCAGGAACGCTACTATTCCAAGCAGCATGTCAGTCTGCTAAAATCAACAGCATTATCGGAGAGACTATTGTGATTCAATACGATAGCTCTACGCAGTATCATCTCAAATTATACTGCAGAGATATTGATGGATGGAGGAATTTATGTAGAATAAACGCTAAAATTAATACATCTCCACTTAAAAGCATACGTCTGACTGACCTCAGCGATCTATCTCAAGGACTGATCTGCGTACTAACTCCAACAATACCTCTCGATAAAATTGTTTCAGAGGTTAAATTAATCTTCAAAGAAATATACTACCAACTCGACTTTGTAGAGTGGGATAACGCAGTTAAAGAAGAAGATTGGCTCGTCGACAACATTCTACTATATCTCACTAGTTATAGCGATTCAATCAAGCCTTTATCGCTATACGACAGCTACTATCTTGAGCAGGGAGACAATGATATTCAGAAAGTGTTATGGAAGATTGGTAAAAAAGACAATTTCAAGTACAGATCGAGAGATAGGTATTTTAAAACTTTCGACGAATACTCCAAACAAGCCTTCGCTTTATTCGACATCGAAAATAGTGACAAAGCCTGCACAATACTCATTCAAGCAGCAGACAATCTTAAAATGTTTGAAGAGATACCTTTCCGCATTCCTGTAGGAGAAAAGCATTTACCTGAATATGAGCTTACTCAAGATCAATTGACGCAATTCCAAACGAGCGATAATTTGTTTTGGCACTTAATCAACAAAGGACTGCAAGAGAAAGTGATAGATAAGGGATTGGATGTAGATGTTTATCTCAGAAGAATAGAGCAAGAGGTTGAAGTTATAGAGCTCGGTCACGTTAAAGACTACTTTCTTATCGTATGGGATATTCTCAACTTTTGCAAAGAGAGTGAGATTCTGTACGGAATTGGGCGCGGATGTTTTCATCCCAATTCAAAGGTGTTGGGAGAGTTTAAGCAAAAAAACATCAAAGATATTCGAGTAGGAGAGAGGGTGTACAATAGATACGATCAATTGGCGGAGGTTGAAGAGCATTTCGTTTACGAAGTGGACGAGGATATGATTTCGCTTACACTTGAAAGTGGAAAGGAAATCTTCTGCACGCAAGATCACGAAATATTAACCAACAATAGAGGGTATGTGAGAGCTATAGACCTAAATTGCGAAGATGATTTAGCGGAACTGGACGAGGAACTAAATCAAAACTCATATCTTTATTAAAAATAAGAAATGAGTAAGTGGAATGTTGACAAAGCTGTCGTCTCTCTGGAGGAATATGAGTTTTTTAAATCTTTAGGCTGCAAGAGGCCCTCTTTTCAAGGAAGATTTATAAGAGTTGGTATCAAATGCACTAAGTGTCAATCTTATCACGAAAGCAGCTTTGCCAACGTTACTGCTCGGAATCAAGAATTCAAAACCCTATGCACCAAGTGTGCTGGAAGCGTTAATACATCGCGAAGAAATGCTTTAAGGGATGAGGATTATTATGAAGACGAAGAGTATCGGCGAAAAATCAGCGACGGAGTAAAATTGCATTATCAAAAAGAAGGAAAGCGGGCTAGTGAAAAGAGAACACAAAAAAGAATAGAAAATTGGGAAGCTAGAGGTGTGACTCCGGACTTTTCAAGCAAGAGAAGTAAGACAGATGGAGTGAGATATGACTCTTACGGTGAAGAGGTATTTGTTGAATGGAAGATAAAGGAAGGTTATCGAGTGGAAAGATGTGATTTAAGAATACCTTATCTCTGGCAGGGAGTGAGAAGAATGTATTTGCCAGACTTCTTCATCGCTAAGGACGGCAAGGTGACAATTATAGAGGTTAAGTGCGAGTTCTTAAAAAACTTTCGAACTACACAAGACAAGTTGTTATGTAGAAACTTGACCACATATAATATAGAGCAAGTAGCAGAAAAAGCGAAAACCGCTCGAAAGTTTTGTAAAGAGAGGGGTTTTGAGTTTGAATTAATCACGCTAGACGATAGCAGGTTTAATTTATTGTATAATAGAGCTAAAAGAAAAAGAAGTGAAGGTCGTAAAAAAAACAATAATTAAATATCGGGGCCAAGTTCACGATCTACAAATCAAGGGAGATCCCTCATATAACGTTGAGGGAATCAAAGTACATAACTCAGCGGCTGGCTGTTTAGTGTCATATCTATTGGGAATTGTCCAAATAGATCCTATTCGCTACGACCTACTTTTCGAAAGATTTTTGAATAAAGGTAGGGTAGGAAAGTCGCTGCCAGATATCGACAATGATATAATGGGGAGTAGAAGAGAAGAGGTGAAGCGCTATGTAGAAGAGAGGTATGGGGAAGATTATGTAGCAGGAATTGGAACTTACGGTACATTCAAGATTAGAGCTGCTCTCAAAGACTTAATCCGAGAGATAGGTGGAGATAGCAAAGAAGCAAACTACATTTCTGCTATTTTAGAAGAAGAGGATACGTTCATTGATTTGTTCACTAAAGCGCTCGATCCCACTGTTAATCCTCGACTATATCATTTCATCAAGAAGCACAGCTATCAAATCAACCACATTCCTCAACTATTCAAGCAACCAAAAACTCAATCTATTCACGCAGCAGGGGTGATCATTGTTCCTAAAGCGAATGGGCCAATCTATCAGCAGCTTCCAGTTAAAAAAATGAACGATATTGTCATTACTGAATGGGAAGGATCTCAAATAGAAGAAGCAGGGTTTTTAAAGGTCGATATTTTAGGAATAAAGCAATTGGACAAGTTTGATGAAATCGTTCGTCTAATCAAAGAAAATAGAGGTGAGACCATTATTCTCAACGATATTCCTTTAGATACTGATGGAGTGTATCGATTCTTCCAAAAGGGATTCAATGAAGACGTATTCCAATTTGGAGGAGGAGGACTGAAAGGATATTGTAAAGTTCTAAGGCCTGACAATATCGAAGATCTAATTGCTACAGTTGCTTTGTATCGACCAGGACCAATCGAGATCAACGCTCACGAAAAATACGCTAAGATTAAGAATGGAGAGCTAGAGCCACAATACTACTTCGGATTAGAACAGATCACTAAGGCGACATATTCACAAATCGTATATCAAGAGCAGATTATGAGAATCGTGCAGGAGTTAGGAGGATTCTCTCTCGTAGAAGCTGACGATATTAGAAAAGCGATGGGGAAGAAGCTTCTTAATGTGATGGTCAAGTACAAGCAACTATTCGTCGACGGAGCCGTTGCTAAAGGCTGTCCTCAAGATGAAGCAAATCGACTATGGACAGATATGGAAGGATTTGCAGGATATGCTTTTAACAGAAGTCACGCAGCATGTTATGGTATAACAGGATACTACTCTCAATGGCTAAAATACTCATATCCATTAGAGTTTTGGCTAACTTCCTTGAAGTATAGTAAAGACGATCAGGTTCAAAGTAGAATAGCAGAGATTAAGCACATTGCGGAAGGAATATCTATCAAAGGCCCTGACGTTATACATTCTCAGAGACATTATTATGGAGATGTTAAAACCAATACAATTTACTGGTCTCTCAACTCAATCAAAAACGTGGGAGAAGTTGCATTAAGAGAGATTGAAAGATTGCGACTAGAAAGCTCATTCTTTGATCTTGAAGACTTCGTTAAAGCTGTGCAGTTAGATCGAGAAAAGAGAAGATTAGCGCTTCAACCTGGAGAGAGAATCAACTCACCAATCAACAGAAGAGTAATCTGTCATTTAATCATAGCAGGAGCTTTTGATATAATCGAAAAAGTAAAGAGACCGTCTCAACGTGGAGATGTCCTTGTCAAATACTTTGAAATACTACACCCAGAACTACGCAAAGATCCAATACAACTACAAGAGAAACTGTGGCAAGATCGCATGGGAGTTTACTATGAGTTTTTAGCATACGTTCAAGACTATAAGTGGACGTTAGAGCAGCGAAGACTATGTGGATTTGGATCGATCGATTTCGTATCGCTTTTGAAGAATCTTCCATATAAAAACAGAGGACTATTCAAAGAAAACGCCGAAATCCTTTCTATTGGAGAGGAGGGCACTAAAGCAGTAGTGGGAGGAGTAGTAGAAAGTATAGTGGTTAGACAATCTAAAAATGGCAATTTTGCACAAGTGCTTCTTCACGACGGATTTGCTGAACTATACCTAACAGTTTGGGCAGATACTTTTCAAAGCAAAGAAGCAGAAATAACAGCAAGCAAAGGTAAGTTGATATTTATGGACGGAGAGATCAAATACGACGCATACAAAAAACAAAAAACAATTCATTCTAAATCATACAC